GCGATGCCACGGCGATGTCCACGCTTGCCCTAGCCGCGATTGCCCGTGAGCGCGCCTAACAAGCCCTAGTCAAGCCCCTTAGCCTAACGGCTAGGGGGTTTTTCTTTTGCCCGTGGGCTTGCGGTCATGCCCGTGGGCGGGGTTCCCTATGTGCCGTAGGATGCCCGTAGAGGGGTTGAAGGGTGTTGCCGTGGTTATTGGTTGGTTCTCGGGTGTCAGGGCGTCTACGGGGCGCGTAGAGCGTCAAGGGTTGCGGGTTGCTTACGGGCGGGGTTAGGCGGGTATGCGGGTTGGTTGAAAGGGTATTTATTTTTTCTCGCCATGCCTGAGCAACGAAAGATTGATTTGCTTTTTCGAGTGATTATGTTAGGCTAGTCCTAGGACAAGCCAAAGGGGCTTGCCGGAAAAGGGGATTCAAAATGTCAGGTATCGAAATCACTATCCGTGAGGCCAATGGCGAGATTGTCTGCCAGCCTTCGTATGAGGCGCACACTACTCAGCGTCAGATTGAACTTATCGCCCAGACCCAGGCTATGCTAACCGCCGGTCGCTCAATCACTTGGAGACTGTTCTAATGGCCCGCCGTAAGCGTGCGGCGCTAGCCCTATGGTCACTAGCAATTGCTGGGTTCTTTGGAGCAGACCTTATCGGCTATGGGTCAGACGAGGGCTATAAAGTCGGCTTTGCGGGCATGGTCATTTCGGGGTTGGTGTTGTTCGCTACTACCCTGTTCGCAATCAACGTGGCTACCTATAAGCGCCGATAGGTTGCGGGTAGACCTATGAGAAGGGGTAGCGCTTAGGCGCTGCCCCTTCTTCTCGTCTCTGCCCTTAGCCCTTTGCGGGCAGCCCTAATGGGCGGGCACGGGCACGGGTAGGCACACGGGCATACACGGGTATACACGGGTATCGCAGCGCCAATAGTTGCTTGCGGTAGGGGCTTTTCTGGGAGTAGGCTGGGCGTGGGCCAAGCCTTAGTAAGCCGGGCTGCCTAGCCATGAGCATAACTACTAGACAGCCCTAGGGCGGCTTCTCTAGACCTATCTCGAAATGTTAGGTAGGCAGGTTGTTAGTTAGGTCCCTAGGCGTGGGCAGCAAGCATGAGCATAGTCTTTTAGGTAAGCGCGCCCGGCGGGGTTGGTGTTGAATCGCTAGGCATGGCTAAGGGTGGCTGCTATTGGTTGGCTGCTTCTCATTGATGACTAGACTTTAGACATTGCTACCCGGCGGGGTGGTGCTTGAGTGAGTGACTACCTTCATGACCTAGAGTGATCCCTAGTGTGTTTATGTTTTGCTCTATAGGTGACGGCGGGTAGGTGGTGGCTAGAGAGAGCAAGCCTTGATGACCTAGACCTATCCCTAGTTGGTAGTTAGGTTCCTAGTTAGGATTTTCATTCGACATTTTGTAGAGCAAGATGTCAAGTCGAGTTATGTCAAGTTGAAAAGTAGACCCCCCCCCTTCGAACGGGGAAACGTTTCGAGAGAGGTCGAAAATCCCCTGCAGCCCTCTCGCACCCCAAAAGCATTTCAACGTTAAGTATACCCCTCCCCCCTCTTTTTACAAACCTCCCATCCTAGACACCCCCCTTCTAGAGAATCCCCCTCCACAAATTTTCAAAAAAATCGCCTCAATTTGACAATCTCCACCCATTCCGCCACAATAGTTCCGATCCCCGTGATAGAATTAATAGGCACCAAGATCTTTTGCTACTACGGAGAGCACATTCAGCCAATAAAAGGCGGGATGTGCTTTTTTGCATCTATACACCAGCACCACCCACAACTAAATACGAAACACCAAGACAAGAAACGTCCGAGTACTAACTCATAAAACCAGGAAAGGTAGGACGCCTAATGAAATGGTTAACATTTCTACTCACAGCATCGACAGTTGGAGCCACTCCGGCGGCTCTCCCAGTTGATACAGCTCTAGTAGCACCTCCAGCAGCAGTCCAAATTTCTACCGCACAGGTAAACCTGCTACTGGGAAACCACCGCCCAATAAATCTCACGTTCATAGAGCAACAGATTCAAGACCGCACCACCATGCTTGAGCAGCAGGCAGCACGCGCTGCCCTTCTAAAGCAAAATAAAGACAAAATTGACGACATGCTCGCAGCTCTCAAAAAGACAGTCGGGCACACATGGTACGTCTTCTCGGGCAACACGCCCGCAGGATGGGATTGTTCCGGCCTAGTAATGTGGGCCTACCAGCAAGCAGGTGTCACCCTCAAACACCGCGCGTCTCAGCAAGTCTCGGCAGGTACCATAACTACCACTCCGAAGCCGGGAGACATCGTTGCCTTTACTTATAAGGGCAATAGGGACGCTTATCATGTTGGAATCTACCTCTCACCTGACCTTATGATTGACGCCCCGCGTCCGGGTCAGGTAACTACGGTGGAGTCTATTTCGAAAATGGCTGGCAACCACACGAAGGTTACGTACGTTAACGTACTTGAAAACTAGTAAATAAGCATAAAAAAGGTGTATGCTGGTTGCATGACAGATATTCTCACAGTAATCAGCATCCCTTTGCTTATTCTTAGCTATGCCGCAGTCGGCGTCTATGCCGTACACCTTCAAGACAAGCTTAAGCGCGTCGAAAAGCAGCTGGAAGCAGCTCATTTCAAGAAACTTCATTGCGAAACCAACCATTCAACCCCTACAGTTGATCCTCTAGTGCCGCCAGAGATCGCTGCCCTGCTCGGAGTTGTTGCTCCTGCCGCCCCAAAGCCAGTCTCGAAGGCACCCTCAACCACCTCAAACCCCTCAAACGACGAAATCATCGAAATTCTTAAGAAAAGCTTCAAAGAATCTAGAAAAAACAGCGGCGAAAGTGGCAAAAGCGGCAAAAACCAGGGAACAGCCTAAAAATGACCATTTTCTGGATTTGCTTTTTTATTATTGGTGCTTTAGTATCTGGTTTTGTAATACTTCTAGCCCTCACTGCTGCAGTTGCAGCTGTTGGCAACGATTTTGATGATGCAAACGACATTTACTTCCCGAAAGGACCTAAAAATGACTACGAAGGTAAGTCTTAAGGTTACAAGCTACGCCCAACTGCGCGATACGATCCACCACAGTGGGCTATTCGACATGACTGACTGTGATATCAAGCTCACCTGCCCCGAAGCGTCTCCTGTAGAAGAGATCGAGCGCATGGTTAACGTTCTCGAGTCCGTTATCAACGTTGTTAAGGTTGATATTGTGATCGATCGTTTCGCGTTCGAGTACCTAGTAGACATCCACGAGGTTCCGGTCGACAACGCGCGGGGAAAACTTAAGTAACCCGATTTGACTTTTCAAACCCTACCTGATTACAATCAAGATATGGAAAATACAATGACAACCGAAACTCAGTACATCAAGAAGAACCAGCAGCTACCTCAGGACATCCACGATATCTTTAGCGAGATCATCAGTAACGACGTCCGCGATCAACTGATCAGGGAACTTCGCCAGACTGGCTGGACACTGGAGTCTATCTCCCTAGCGTCTAAGTTGACCCGCGAGCGTGTTCGACAAATCTCAAACACCGTTCCAGAGGCCGAGTTTAACGTTCGCGATGTTATCGAGATTCCAGAGCCTCCAATCAAGGTTGAGAAGCCTAAGCCAGTTTACGTTGAGCCATCTGCTGAGACCCTAGCTCGACTCTTAGAGTTGCAGCCTTACGCGCAGCAGGTCCGCTCTAACGGCAAGAAGTACCGTGAGGAAGCTGAGGAGTATACCAAGCTACTCAACTACGCTCACACCGTGGAAGGTGTGACCCTGTACCGCTTAGCCAAGCGTCTCGGCGTAACTCACGGTGCGCTCCGTTTCCGTCTTGTACGCTACGGCTACAAGCAGCCAGTAACCGCAACTTCTAAGGTTTATACACCTATTGTTGCCGAAAACCGTCTAAAGTAAGGAACCCACCGTAATGAAGAAAATCAAGACACTAGAGGATTTTGTAGGCACCCGAGCGATTGTGACGCTTAACAAGTCTGCAAAGCCTTTTTATAAGAATCTCGGCATAGAAGAGCTTTACCCAAATGACGATCTAACTCTTGTTGGCAACATCACGGAGGTAAGCCGGCACGGAATTCTGCTACAGCACCACAGTAACGGCACGCACGCTTGGCTCCAGGCAGTTCAGCAGCTGGAGGAGGAGAAAATTTCTCTAGACCAGTTCTATGAAGACCAGGTCGAGTCACTGTTTATTCCGTGGCACTCAATTGCAGGCATTAACTAATGTCCGGTTTCAAGTACTTCTCGTCTTCGCACCTGGACATTGACCGTCCAGAGCGTTACGTCAAACAGCTGAACTCACACTTGTCTAAGAAGGCGGCCCTCCAAGAGGGCTTCCTTCTTTTTCCAGGGTTAGGTGCTGCTCTAGCCACTACTACCGATAACGGCGTCCAGCTAAACGCATATGCCGATGACGAGGAAAGCCTAACTAAGATCCAGGGTATCCTTACTAAGCACCTTTACAAATTCGCAAAGGTTGAAGACCTAGATGCTTTCTGGAGCTAACGTTGAAAATCAAAATCTACACACCCGTTTGGGACGAGGCTAGCTACAATAACAGCCAAGACCTTAAAGCGTACCCCGGAGCTGACGTCACCGTTTATGACGTCCGCGGTACCCAGTCTCCGCGCTTCTACGGTCACGTTTATAACGCCATGTGCGACTTCGCGTCTACGCCAAACGAGAACCGAATCTTTGTTTTCAACTCTGGTGACGCACTAGCTGCAAACAACGACCACTCGCCGTTCCTAGATAAGGTTCAGGCAGTCCTAGGTTCGAACCCTGACGCTTGGTTGATGGCACCTCTGTTTGATCAAGAGCCTTACGGGGACCAGGGCAACGCAATCAGCTACCTCGCAGAGACCACCATTCCGGGTATGAACGTAGCAATAAATGCCAACAGCATCTACGTTGCAATGTCTCGCGAACTGGTTGTTCACGTTCTCGACTTTCTAGACTTTATGATTGATCGCTACACTCTCAACTACCCAGAGATGTATTCCGGCTGGAGCCTTGATTATGTCTACTCGGCCCTAACTTTTAATTACGACAAGATTATCTACCGAGGCCCTGCAGGTTTCATACACCCGGGCACAGCCCTACCTCACGACCAGTTACAGACCGAGTTTGCCGAAGGTGCCAAGGTTCTTGACGAGCTGTTTGCTTACTATGCCCAGTACGGACTAGATGCCGAACGTCTGCAACGTGTAATCGATGCCATCAACCTGAAGAGCGGCGACTCTAATAACGTTATACGAATTGCTCCAGGCGACCTTTACGCCAACCAGCCAGAGAGTTTTTAGTGCAAGTCAACACCTACCACGACTGCATCTACGAGGTAGAGGATTTCCTGAGCAGGGAAGAGCTTCAGATTCTGCTAGATGCAGTTTCTAATGCGCCAGACTCTGAGTGGTACAACGACGACTACCCAGATCACTGGAACGGTAAAACTTTCACGCCGAGAGATTTTAACAAACAAACTGAATCCGCCGTTCTGTCTAGTATTCAAGACAAAATTACAGCTACTACTGTAAACTCCACTGATACGGTTCCAATAGCGGGTATTCACCGTTTTAGAGTTGGAGATACTTTAGCTGCTCATCGAGACAACGTAGACCAAGACTTTGCCAACATCTACGGCGTTGTTGTCTACCTAAATGACGAGTTCGAAGGTGGAGAAATTGACTATCCAGAGCTCGGCTTTCGACTAAAACCTAAGGCCAACTCTCTGCTCCTACACCACGCCGGTCTGCTTCATCAGGTTCTTGAAGTTACCAAGGGTGTAAGATATACATTGACAACCTTTATTGCAGGCGACGCAACGACTAAATTTATAGGAACACCATGAAGCCCGATCAATTTACTATCGACATCTTAAAAGGTAAACGTAGCGGCTACTACGTAGAGCTCGGCTCGGCTGATCCAATTGAAGGTAGCAACACTTACCGACTAGAGGCCGAGTACGACTGGAAGGGTCTAAGCTTTGACATGGACCCGGCGCATGCAGATAAATTCCGCACCGTTCGAAAAAACCCAGTTGCCTGCGAAGACGCCACAAAATTTAACTACATCAAGTATTTTGAAGAGAACGATTTTCCTAAGCAGATTGATTACCTACAGGTTGACATCGATGCTGGATACACTGACGGAGCTCGCTCTCTAGGCAACCCCGCTAGCTCCTTACACGGGCTACTTGCAATACCTCTAAACACTTACCGATTCTCTGTAATCCAGTTCGAGCACGATGCACTTCTAAACTTTAAATACGGATCTATCCGTGATGCTCAGCGGGAGATTCTCGACTCGTTCGGCTACTCCCTAGTTTGCCGTCTACCTCACGAGGACTGGTGGGTAGATCCTAATGTAGTTCCCTATCTAGAGTTTCGTCAGTTCTACCAAGTTACTAACTCCTAGGAGAGCGATCAATGGGTAAATCAATAATGGAAATCCTTGCCGCTCTTCCTGAAGAAGAACGCGCCGCGGCTCTCGAAGGAATGGACCCAGAGCAACTCCTCTGGGACTGGTCCGTTTGGGGTCGTCCAGAACAGCAAGCTCCTGAAGGCGACTGGAATATCTGGCTAGTCTTAGCCGGACGTGGTTTTGGTAAAACCCGTCTAGCCTCAGAGTGGGTGCGTGAACAAGCTAAGTACTCTAATACCGGCCAACGTCGTTTCGCACTTGTTGCTCGTACTGCAGCTGACGTACGTGACGTTATCGTTGAAGGTGAGTCGGGCATTATGAATGTTACCCCGCCCTCTGAAAAACCTCTATACGAGCCTTCTAAGCGTCGTCTAACTTGGCCTAACGGAAACACTGCCACACTCTTCACTGCGGATGAGCCTGACTCACTCCGTGGTCCTCAGTTCACTCACGCATGGGGTGATGAGATTGCAGCTTGGCGTCAAACTCCAGATGCCGCAGGTATGACCGCGTTTGATAACCTCCGCGTTGGTACTCGTCTTGGTGATAAGCCTAAGATCCTAGTTACCACCACCCCGAAGCGCACCCCGCTGCTTTACAAACTTATTGAAGAGCAGAAGACGGGACGAGTTGCCATTACGCGTGGTTCGACTATGGACAACGCAGGAAACCTTGCAGGTGCCTATCTCGACACCATGCTTGGCGTTTACGAGGGTACCTCTCTTGCCCGCCAAGAGCTTTACGGTGAAATGCTTGAAGCTATGGAGGGTGCTCTGTGGACCGAGGAGTCTATCGAGGCTGGACGCGAGGCTCAGTACCCATTCTCCACACCTCTACGCATTATCGGCGTTGACCCTTCTGTTGCCGAGAACCCCCGCGATGAGTGCGGAATTGTTGTTGTTGCCTCGTCCGCCGAGGGAGACCTCTACAAGCGCAACGCCTGGGTATTAGAGGACGCATCAATCCACGGTTCACCGGATACGTGGGCAAATCAAGTTGTAAAAATGGCTCGCAAGTGGGGTTGCCCAGTTGTTGCTGAAGTTAACCAGGGAGGCGCACTTGTCCGAAATGCTATTAACACTATCGACCCGAGTATCAAGGTTCTTGAGGTCCACTCCAAGCAAGGTAAAGCGCTTCGTGCGGAGCCTATCACTCTTGCGTATGAGCAGGGTCGAGTACACCATGTTGGTTATTTGGCTGATCTTGAGTCTCAGATGATCTCCTGGGTGCCTGGAGAGGGTAAATCGCCTGACCGAGTTGATGCCCTTGTTCATGCACTGACAGCCCTTCTAATCAAGCCACCAGCAGGATTCAGCGGCGGAAAACTACGCGCAAAGAGCCT